ATCAACCCATACTTCGGATTGCTTGAAGATGCTATTGACTCCGGTGCTGTCATTAAGGTAAAGCAGGGCGTAAGCGTTGTTTACCAGCGTGTTGGCATTGACGAAGATGGCAAGACATGGAAGGAAGCAGACCTTTACTGTGCTGCATTCTGGATTCCTCTTTACAAGAACGACGTATTCAACCACTATGTGGAAAAGAAATACGCATTTGAAGATACAACTCTCGTTGCTTCTGTTGAAAACATTATGGATTTGATGAACGCGGATCCTGCTAAGCTTTCAACCGTTTCTATCGGTCAGAGGGACGATGAAGACGAGGATGATGATGGTGAAGAACCATACGTTCCTGAAGAATAATTCAGTGCTTCAATAAAATTAGGATGGGCGGAAAATTTCTGCCCATTCTTTTTTTGTGTCAAAAAGTTATTATATTTTGACAAACATTATAAGGAACATCTTTTATGGTAGTTATTGTATGTGGAATTGACCGAGTAGGTAAGAGTACTCAAATTAAGAAGATGCAAGAACACTTTGAAGAACTCGGTCTTGAAACAACTGTCATTCATTATGAAGGTGTGAAGGTACCTGAAAGCGGACCGTTCAAGAGCGGCGCTCAAGAGGTTGCTTCAAGAACACGATATGATGACATGCTTCACCTCGCTGATGAAATGGTCAAGTCAACAAATCATGTCTTGATTTTTGACCGTGCTCATCTTGGAGAATTTGTCTACTCACCTATGTATCGCCATTATGATGGGGACTATGTTTTTGAACTTGAAAAGAAGTATCCGAACTTCTGCTCAAGAGCTTTGCTGTTTACCTTCATTGATACACCAGAACATGTTTTAGCCCGTGATGACGGTGAGAGTTTTACCACCGATCTTCAAAAGAAGGCAGAAGAAATAGAAAGGTTTACAGAAGCGACTGAAAGAAGCAATGTTGAACACAAGCACTTGATAAACATCAAAGATAAGAGCATCGATGATGTATGGAATATAATTGAACCTCAAATAAAAGAAAGGATCGGAAGATGATTAAAGATTTCGAGATGAAAGAAGTCATTGAACCTTCTATCGCAGCTTCATTGAAAAATAATGAAGTAATTCGTGAAGAAGTTGAATATCCACTTGTTCAGAAGTATCTGTCTGGAGATAAGACTGGCAACACTTGGGAACTTATCAATGTGAACTTAATGCTTGACCCGTATCAGCCTTACTTGAACATTTTCAACAGACCGTTCAAGAAGGATTACTTGGAGAAGGAACATAAGTGGTATATGTCGCAGGATCTGTCTATTAAGGGATGGATGGACGACATTAAGATTTGGAATTTCTGTGCTTCAAAGGATGACAAGCAGCTCATCAACTCTAATTATGGTTGGTGTGTATTCTCTGAAGAAAATGGGTCTCAGTATGAAAACTGTTTGCAGAAGATTAAGGACGATCCGAACACAAGAGAAGCATTGATGATTTACACAAGACCGTCAATGCACAAGGACGCCGTTGAAAATGGAAAGCATGATTTCATGTGTACCGTTTCTGCACAGGTTCTCTTGAGAGATGACAAGCTTTATTACATTGTGACCCAGAGATCTTGCGACTTGGTGACTGGACTGTCTTTTGACTTCCCGTGGCACTGCTTTGTCTATCAGATGATGTTTGAAGAACTGAAGGAAAAATATCCAGACCTTGAACCGGGCTGCATTTTCTACAATGTCGGTTCTCTACATGTTTATGAAAGACATGAAAATCTTCTAAAGGCATTCGCAACCTATGGCTAAACCGAGTGATTTTGAAAGGATCATCCTCAAAGCACTTTTCGTCAATGAAAACGTAAGATCTAAAGTCTTACCGATGCTTTCATGCGATTGGTTCTTTGATGTAGATGACAAAATGATTGCTGATAGGATTCTTGACTACAACACTCGTTTTGGACGCTTACCGAATGTGATTGAGATGAAACGCTTAATCACTGACGAAGCGACTTTGAAAATCTTTGAAGAAACGATGGCAATTCCAGATGAGGAAGTAAACACTGAATTCATCTTGGAAGAAATTGAAGAATATGTTCGCAGAAGATTGCTTTATAATCAGGCAGTCAAGATTACTTCGTATGTAACGAACGGAACATCAAATACAGACGGCAAGAGTGAATGCTTTGCTGATAATGTGTCGGACGCGGAATCGTTCTCGTTTGACACAAACATCGGCTTTGACTTCTTTAATGATCCGCAGCGTTTGTATGAAGATGCGAACATTCATGAAAAGATTTACAACTGTGGTGTAGACACACTTAATGACATGATAGGCGGTGGCTTCCATGAAAAGTCACTTACACTTATCATGGCTGGAACGAACGTAGGTAAGACTCTTATCATGTGTTCATTGGCGAAGAACTTCGTCATGAATGGACACAACGTTCTATATGTGACATTTGAAGACCCTGAAAATAAGATTGCTTCTCGTGTTGCTCAAAATATGTTTGACATAACACAGACGCAATACAGACAGATGACAAAGGAAAACTTTGCGAAGGCGTTCCAAATTGCTAAATCAAAGCTTCATGGGAACCGTCTTGTCATCAAGGAATTTCCAGAATACTCAACGAATGCGATGAAGATCCGTTCGCTGATTAAGGAACTTGATGAAAAGCAAGGGTTCAAGCCTGACGTACTGTTTATTGACTATATCGGATGTATGGTGCCGAACGGCCGTTTCAATCCGAATATGAACTCAAATACTTTGTTGCTGACTGTTGCTATGCAGGTCCGTGCATTGGGCATGGAACTTGGCATACCTGTCATATCTGCATCTCAGGCAAACCGTGGTGGTAACGGCGTTGCTGAAATTGCTTTGACAGACGTTGCTGACTCATTCGGTCAGAACATGAAGGCAGACGCTGTATTCGGCGTCACACAACCTGATGAAATGAAGGAACAAAATCTTTACATCGTCAAGTTGCTGAAGACAAGATACGGTGCACCTTTGAATGGAAGGCCGATATTGACCCGTATTGGCGTAGATACAGAAAAGCAACGCATATACGATATAGATATTGCGGACCACAATAATCAGGCGTCTAACATCTTTACAACACCATCTCCAACCGTGGGCAAAAAGAAAACTTCGTTCCACGAAGATGAAGATGAACCGTATACTTTTGAAGAAGGCAACTCTGTTGCTGACGATGAAATAGATTACCAATAGGAGGATAATGATGGACTACTTTGATACATTGTTAACCGACTGGGATGATAGACAGGCTCTTGAACGAAAGCAGAATAAGACAAATTTCTACAACCTGATGAAGGAGAAGGGATTTGACTTTACTGACATTGATGATGCGTCAAGGTTGCCCAAGTCTCTTATCCCCGTCATTCAGAATGACACCGATGCATTCGCTGCATTCAACCAAGCATTATCCGATTTGAACAAGTCGCGTCAAGTACCTGTCGCTGACGCCGTCACTTATCTCATTTCGGATTTTCTTGAAGTGCCGATTGCTTTGAAGTGTCTTAACGAACTTAACTACTATGCAGTTAAGACTGAACTTTTGAAGAGATACAGAATTCAGCTGAACAAGCAACCAAAAGAAACAACATTATTGGATTTCTTAGATGCAGACGACGAATAAAGAGCTTTATCATTTCTGGCAGGAGTTCTCCAAGCTCATCAAAAAGGACACTCCTGCTATCTGTAAAAAATTCAACAAGAAGACTTTTGTCCAAGTGTTGAAAGAAGATTTCTTTGAGACACCGAGAATGAAAAACGGTTACCCGGATTTCGTTGACATGGCTAATGCCATAAACTCAAAAGAGATTGATTTTAACCAATGGGTGCTTGCAATGATAGGAGAATTCATTGCGGGTAAGCTTAAGAAAAAAAACTGCTTAAACCCGAACTATATGAAAAATGTTGTTAAATTTTATACCGTAAAAGAGATAAATCATCAGCGAGACCTTATAAATAAATTGTCGGAGGACGCTGATAGCGATTGTCCGTTTACAGAATTCTCTGACGCAAAATTTGACCTATACCAAGTCAATGAACAGCAGAAGAATAAACTTTATGAAATGGTTAGGAAAGGTGAATTAAACTACTGGTTCTTTCTTGAGGCAGAAGATAACAACTGTTTCAAGATTGATGAAAGCAAGATAATTGACCAATCATTTAATCAGTTCTTAAGGTTAATGCACATTATAAGACAAAACATAAAGGAGTAATATATGCCAGTAAAACGCGACCTAAGTGGTTATTTCGCAGAAATCAAGAACGCAACAGAACCTGTTGCTCAGACACGCAAATCTTATAAGGTTGAAGATGCTTTTACACCGACCTATAAGGATAATAAGTTCAGCGTTGTCATTCGTTTCCTCCCCTGTCATCCAGAAGAATTTAAGCCTTTCATTGAGAACCGCACCCACATGTTTAAGGTGAACGGTGACCAGTGGTTTGGATGTGACTGTCTTGGCAAGTTCGGCAAGCCTTGTCCGATTTGCGAATACAACAGAAAGCAGTTCCAGATCTACAAGAATAAGGAAGAAGCTAAGCAGCATTCCTTCGGAAAGGCTCGTTCAAGATATGTATGTAATATCTTGGTGGTTCGCAACCCGAACAATACCGAACA